TGATAATAGAATAGTTGTGTCAGATGCTGATACTATGACTAGTTTATATTCTATGGCTAGGTCAAGTGAAAGTGGAGCAGCTGGTTTGTCTGTTAGGTCTGCTATAACTGATTTTGTTAATAGTCTACACGCTGATAATAGATCAGTTGGTAAGTTGATAGCAGCTGCTGTAAACGAAGGTGAACAATCTAAAGTATTTTCTTGGCTAATTAAATCTGGTGTTCTTGTTAGAAATACTGATAATAGAAATAAA